GGGGGGGGACATGGAAAACGAAAAAGCAAAGAAAATCTACGAAGCAATCAGACTAGTAATCACAGCCATACTGGCAGGAATCGCAACCTACTTCGGAGTACCGAGATGAATACGCAGTTCTACGCAATCTGGGACAACAAGGCAGAGGCATACCTAGACCCGTTCCTGGAACGGAACGACGCAACGGCCACGAGGGCCGTAATCGCGGCAATGCGAGACGGAAACCATCCGCTCGCACAACACCCCACGGACTACAGCCTCTTCCACGTCGGGATCTGGGACCGCGAAAAAGGACTCACGCACGGGATCGGAAACCGACACGTCGTCGACGTGTGGACGCTCAAGGAACAGATCGAACAGGAGGTGAAGTAACAATGGCACGCAACACAGCGATCACGAACCCCAACCAGAATCACGCGTTCAATCGAATACCCAGCGCGGAAATTCCGCGCAGCGTGTTCAGCAGAAGCCACAACGTCAAAACAACCATGGACGCAGGCTTCCTCTACCCATTCTTCGCAGACGAATGCGTACCCGGCGACACCATAAAGCTCTCCGCAACGCTCTTCGGAAGAATGGCAACGCCCATCTACCCAATCATGGACAACCTCTACCTAGACGTCTTCTACTTCGCCGTCCCGGAGAGACTCCTCTGGGTCAATTTCAAAAAAATGATGGGCGAACAAGACAACCCAGGAGACAGCATCAGTTACACGATGCCTCAGGTCGTCAGCCCGGCCGGCGGATTCGCACGACTCGGGCTCAGCGACTTCCTGGGAATCCCGCCGCAGCACTCTGCCGGCGGAACCAACGCAACAATGAGCGTGCGAGCCAGCTGGCACCGAGCCTACAACCTCATCTGGAACACCTGGTTCCGCGATGAGAACCTCCAAAACTCGGTAACCGTCCCAACCGGAGACGGACCCGACACGGAGGCGACATACCCCCTCCTCCGGAGGGGCAAGAAAAAGGACTATTTCACCAGTACATTACCTTGGAGTCAAAAAGGAACCGCGGTCTCGCTCCCATTGGGAAGCTCCGCGCCCCTCGTCGGAAACGTGGCCGCCACAACCTCAACGCCCCTATTCCAAGCCTGGAACGGAACCGCGCTCGTCGGGTCAGCCGGCGCGTTGCGAAACCTCACCAGCGCGAGCCCGACCACCGTAGAGCACGTTGGAGGCGGCACAGCCGCTAACCAGGAGCTGCGGTTCAGCGGAACCACAGGACTCACACTAACCGGATCTGGCGCCTACGCCGACCTGGCCGCAGCCACAGCTGCGACCATCAACTCAATCCGAACCGCATTCCAAATCCAGCGCCTCTACGAACGAGATGCCCGAGGCGGCACGCGGTACATCGAACAAGTGCTCGCGCACTTTGGAGTGAGATCAGAAGATGCACGACAACAGCGACCCGAATTCCTTGGGGGCGGAACTCTTAACATCAACATCAACCCCGTCCCGAACACGGTCGGAGAAGTTTCCCCGACCGACGTGTCCGCACAGGGACGCCTCGCGGCTTTCGGGACTGTCGTCGGTGGAATCCCGACTGTTGTTAAGAGCTTTACAGAACACTCAGTCATCCTCGGCCTGGTCATGGTCCGCGCTGATATCAATTACCAGCAAGGCGTTAACCGCATGTTCCACCGCCTTACGAAGACTGACTTCTACTGGCCTGCTTTGGCTCACCTGGGTGAGCAAGCCGTACTCTCGAAAGAGATATTCACGGACGGGAACGCGGCGGACAACGACGTATGGGGCTACCAGGAACGATGGGCGGAGATGCGTTACAAGCCGAATCTCATCACGGGAGAGCTCAGAAGCTCTGATCCTCTCCCGCTGGATTCGTGGCACCTGGCGCAAAACTTCAGCTCCAGGCCGCTACTGAACTCGACCTTCATCGTCGAAGATCCGCCGATGACCCGCGTCATCGCCGTAACGAACCAGCCCCATTTCATCATGGATGGAGCAATCCAATACACCCACATTCGACCCATGCCGACGTACTCCGTACCCGGCCTGATCGACCACTTCTAAAACAAGGGTCGGCGACTACACATCGCCGACCTGGTGGAGGACACCATGCCCATAGACTGGGGATCGATAGGATACGGAGCAGCCGGGGCCGGAATCGGCACCCTATTCAACATGGCAGGCTCTGCCTTTAACTGGGGGCTCGGCAATAAAAGTGCCGACGCCCAAAAGAGGGCGATCCGGCACCTAAGACGACGTGAATACCAGGATATGGTCTTCAGCATGAAACAGGCGGGATTGAATCCAATCCTCGCAGTCGGAGCATCCCCTGGACACTCCGCACCCGCTTACGTGGCACCGCAAAACCTAAGCGGAATCGGCACCGACATCTCAAGCGCCCGACAAGCGGGCGCCACTGAGAAAAGAACACCGTCAGAAGTGAAGAGAAACGAAGAACAAGCATTTGCCGCAGCCTCCCAAGGAAACCTGGCAAATACAACCGCAAGCCTAACCCACGCCCAAATAGCAGCCACCAACCAAGGAACAGCAACCAACAAGGCCCTCGAGGAAAAATACATGGCAGAAGCCATCTCGACGGCCGAGGAAGCAAAGGCCAGGAAGCATGACAATGTCGGACGCCAACAAGAAGCACAAATCTACAAGGGGATCGAAGGATCAATCCTCAAACGAATCAAAGCCTATTCAGGCGCAATCCAAGGCGTTGGAACAGCAGCTCGAGCTGCAGGAAGGTAAAGACATGGGACGATTCGACAGCAACGAAGAATGGCGAGCATTCAACCGAAAAACAGACCACCCGGGAGGAGGGGAGATGCTCACCAAGCAATCCGAAAAAGAGGCGGCCGACATCAACAAGATCGTCGCCGCATACGGAAAGAGCGGGGTCTGGACCAACGTCAACCCGCTCGAACCAAGATACCAGGACAACACCTACGTGACCGACCTACTGGCCGCTCACAACCTCATCCAGGAAGCAAACGAACAGTTCTATTCGCTTCCGGCCGAGGTGAGAAGCCTCGCCGAAAACAACCCGATCAAGTTCGCCGAAATGCTCACCGACGAAGGCGCGGTCGCCATGCTCGAGCAACTCGGGGCACCGATCAAAAAGACTGACCCTGGGGGGGAAAAACCCCCTACCGAGTAGCCGAAAGTCGGCTAACTCGTCTGGGTCAGTCGTACCAATTCACAACAAGAGAGTGAATTGGCAAGTGGGGGAAACACCCCCAAAAAAGGAGCCCGAAATGCGGGTCAAGATGAGCCGAGGAGGCTCAAAGAAGAACTTCCGAAAGGGGACGCGAGTTCAACACCTGAACTCGCTTTCAACGCCGCAGAGGGGCGGGTGGAGGCTCTAGCCGTGCCTTGCACGCGCCCCCTCGGCGGTTACCGGACGCTGGGCGGAGAGATCAAGCTCCGCCTGGCGTCCGACGACCGATGGACCGGGGAGCTCGCGGAGGTGCGATGTGGGCAATGCCCTGACTGTAGGATCGAAAAAGGACGGCAATGGGCCGTCCGATGTACGCACGAAGCGATGCTCCACGACCAGAACAGCTTCATCACACTTACATACGAAAACGAACACCTGCCCCCTAGCGGGAGTGTCGACGTCAAGGAGTGGCAAAACTTCGCGAAGAAGCTCAGAAAACTGGTGGGACCCTTCCGATTTCTCCACGTCGGAGAATACGGAGAGGAAAATCAAAGACCCCACTATCACGCTCTGATCTTTGGAAAAGACTTCTCCGAAGACAGAAAAACGATCTCAATAGATCCAAACAGTGGCAGACGAAAATACGAAAGCGCGGCGCTCGCGGCCGCTTGGGGAAAAGGGTTCCATGATCTTCAAGACATGGCCCCCGAAAACATCAACTACGTCTGCAGATACGCATTGAAAAAAGTCCTGGGGACAAGCGACCAGGCGGAAGAACTCCGAAGGAAACGCTACGAACGCTATGACAGCCGCTCGGGGGAAACGTGGATGGTAAGACCCGAGTACACGACGATGAGTCGTCGCCCGGGAATCGGGTCAGAGTGGTTCAAAAAATATCACAGCGACCTCTTCCCGGGCGACTTCGTCGTCCTAAACGGAAAAAGAGCAACCATCCCAAACTACTACACAAAACTACTAGAACAGAAGGACCCTGAACTACACGCAAAGATCAAGGCAAAACGCCAGAAGTCTACGGCAGGCAGAGTTCAGGACCACACGCCCGAGCGGAGGCTTGCGAGGGAAAAAATAACGATAGGAAAAATGAAAAATAATGAACGGACGTAACAAATAAGAATCCCGCGTTTCGGACGGGGGGGCTCACGCCCCCCAGTCGAAACTAGGGAGGACCGCTCTCCATGGCCCCCCAAACCTCAGACATACAACAACAACAAAAAGCTAAAACGAAACGCCTAGCAACCAAAAAGTAAACAAGTAAAATAAACGAACGGAAAGCAAGGACGAAAGCAGAAAAGGGGGGGGACATGGAAAACGAAAAAGCAAAGAAAATCTACGAAGCAATCAGACTA